CGTTTTGGAGCACCTGGTTTATACGTTCAAGATTGACGGGGTGTCTAGGGCACTCTTACAAGAGCTTGCCAGGCATCGGCATATTTCCCTTTCCGTGTTGTCTACCCGTTGGGCACTGAAGAAGATGGAGCCGTTGGGTATGGTTCTTCCCCATGATGTGGTCAGTTATGTGAATGGGCGGCAATTTATCCCCGCAGAGGCACAGGGCCTCTTAAATGAGGTTCAATTTGGGCAGGTATTGCGGGCATGTCTACAGCTGCTCAAAGAGGTTGAGGACGCTAAGGCGTTACTCCCGAATGACATACTGAAGTATTTCCTTCCTGAGTGTGTTCCCACTCGGCTCCTTCTCACGACCAATTTAAGAGAGCTCCGGCATATCTACACTTTGCGCCGCGCTCCTGAAGCGTTGGCGGAGTTTAGAAACCTGATGGCCGCCATTCGAGATAGTTTGCCGGAGCCCCATCGGCAGTTGCTCGTTTATGGTATTGAGGCCCAGAAAGCTGAGGAGGCGGGAGGCAGTGCGGACGCTGCTTATTGATGGGGATATAGTGGCATATAAGGTGGCTGCCGCAGTGGAGGTCCCTATATATTGGGGAGATGATCTTTGGACGCTGCACGCGGACGCCTCTATGGCTAAGAAGGCAGTTGATGCGCATATTGCCGGGTTGATGGAAACCCTGGAAGCGGACGCAGTGGTCCTTTGCTTTACTTCTCCAGGGCCTACTTTCCGTAAGGCTATCTACCCCGAATATAAGGCTAGGCGGGCTACTAAGAGAAAGCCGACGATTCTCCCTGTTTTGTGTGAGCATTTACAGGAATATTACATGTCCTTCACGTTTCCCCGGTTGGAGGCGGACGATGTGCTTGGGATTCTGATGACGTCAGATAGCATCTTGTCTGGGGATAAAATCATAGTCAGCATAGACAAGGACATGCTTACAGTCCCGGGCAAACACTACAGGCCAGATTGTCCGGAGCAGGGCGTTATTGAAGTGTCTCCTAGCGCAGCAGACCTTCAACATATGTACCAGACACTGGTAGGGGACGTTGCTGATGAATACCCTGGTTGTCCTGGGGTTGGGCCCGTTACGGCCCGGAAACTTCTGGCGGATGCGTTTGCGTGTCCTGATTCCTATACCTATGCGGAGATGTGGCCGCTTGTGGTGCGCGCTTACGAATCCAAGGGGTTAGGGGAGGAGGATGCGCTTTTGAACGCCCGGATGGCCCGGATCTTACGGGCAGGGGAATATGATATGACGACGCATGAGGTGAAATTATGGCACCCAAGGTTGTTGTAGCGTTGTATGGAAAGGCCCCAGGTGTAGGGAAAACTACGATAGCACGTTTCGTTTTGGGCGTGTGCAAGGCTCGGGGTATCCCCGCAGAGCGCATTAGTTTTGCGGACCCTCTTAAGGCGATGTTAGACGTGTTGCTGAAGGCTGCCGGGTACCGGGCATCTCGGCGGGCAGAGTATCTTCACGGGTCTCAAAAGGAGGTTCCCCTGGAGGATTTTGGAGAGAAAACGCCCCGTTATCTGATGCGGACTTTAGGGACATCGTGGGGGCGGGCGTTGGTTTCTCCTTCTCTTTGGGCGAATATTCTGGTGCGTAGGGTGTTACGTTCGCGTGCTGATGTGGCCGTTGTGGATGACCTCCGCTATGAAGTGGAGTGGGCGGCGTTGAAGATGCTGGAGGGCCCCCGTGTTGTCTTTTGTAGGGTGACCCGGCCGGGGTTTGTTTATATGTCGAATTATGCGGGAGACGGTGAGCTTGACTCTAAAAAGTTTGATTTTGAGATATTCAATGGGTACGAAATTATAGGGGCACAAAGTGCTGCGCGTGAGCTTTGTAATGCGATTTTGGGCGACCCGACCAATTCGGCTGCTATTTAGTGAGGAGGATGTTTGATGCAGATACATGTTAGTTACGATGCGCAGTTCAACAGCCTTATGGAGACTTTGCGGGACAAGTACCCGGCGGAGCTCTTTGACTTGGAGGGAATAGGCCACCAGCTTGATTTTAACGAGTATAGCAGGGCCTTCTTTGAATCTGCTGCCTCCGTAGCGGACCAGGCGGTAGACAGCAACGCCAATGTTGACGGGAAAGACGTGATCACGTTCAACCATGAGCGTATGAAGCCGTTTGGCCGCTTGAATTCTATGTATCTGCTTTGGAAATACCTAAAGCGTCAGGAGGGGCGGGCTTACGCTGACGAGGTTATTGAGGCACAGCTTTCTGGGGATATCTACATCAACGATTTTTGGGACTTTGGGCGGCCTTACTGCTTCAATTTTAGTACGTATGACATAGCTACCCAGGGCCTTCCTATGGTGTCAAAGGTTAAATGCACGCCGCCCCGGTATCTACTTTCGTTTAAGAGCCAGGTGGAGCAGTTCTTAGGTATTGCCAGTAACTCCATTCTAGGCGCGACGGGATTAGCGGACTTGCTTATCGTTATGGGGTGGTACCTTGACCAGCTACGGGAAACCAATACGGATGCCCATATCAACATGCCGTTCCATGAGGGGGTTTGCAACTATGTGCGTGAGCTGATCACGTCTCTAATCTACACCCTTAACCAGCCTATGTTCCGAGGGAACCAGTCGCCTTTTACAAATGTCTCTATCTTTGACGACTACTTCCTGGATGAGCTGCTCCCAAAATATGAAATTGACGGCCGCATACCTAGTAAGACGGCGGTGAAGTGGGCACAGGACGTATTCCTAGAGTGCATGAACCGAGAGATGGCCCGGACTCCTATCACCTTCCCGGTGGTTACTGCGTGCTTCTCCATTGACGAGAATGGAGACATCAAGGACCAGGAGTTCCTAAATAAGATCGTCGAAGCGAACCATCTCTATGGGTTTATCAACATCTACTGCGGGAAGTCTAGTACGTTGTCTAGTTGTTGTCGGCTGCGTTCTGATACTATCAGCGAATACTTCAATAGCTTCGGGGCGGGCAGTACCAAGATAGGGAGCCTTGGGGTGGTCACTTTGAATCTCCCCCGCTTGGCTTTTAGGGCGGTGAGCGCCCTGGGCCCCGGGAAGGCTGCTTCTGAATGGTTTCTCCAGGAGCTGGAGCGGTATGCTATCATGGCCCCGAAAATCAATAACGCCAAGAGGGCGTTGATTAAGCGACGTATTGATGCGGGGGCGATGCCACTCTATTCGTGGGGATTTATGGAGCTGTCACGCCAGTATTCCACCACGGGGCTGACGGGCATCTACGAGGCGCTTGAGACGCTGGGGTATGATATCCTCACCGAGGAAGGCCAGGAGTTTGTTGAGAAACTTCTAGCCGTCGTGCACGCCGCCAACGCGGTTGCTGAAGGGACCTTTAAGGCTCCCCATAATGTTGAGCAGGTGCCTGCTGAAAGCAGTGCGGTTAAGCTGGCTGCCAAGGATGCCCTTTTAGGGCACGGGAGCGGGAAGTATCTGCTTTATTCCAACCAGTTCCTCCCTCTTACAGCGCCAGCGGATCTCCTTCAGCGCATCGAGCTCCAGGGGCGGTTTGACCGTCTCTTCTCTGGCGGTGCTATTTGCCATTTGAATTTGGCGGAGCGTTGCGAAAGTACGGCTATGCGGCTCTTAATTCAGTATGCTGCACACCAGGGGGTGATTTACTTTGCGGTGAACTATGCCCTTAACATGTGCGCCGAGGGCCATATGACTGTAGGGCGTGACGCTTCTGTTTGCGATATTTGTGGGCAGCCGATAACGGACACCTTTACAAGGGTGGTTGGTTTCTTGACCAATACAAAACATTGGAATAAGGTCCGCCGGGAAATTGAGTGGCCCGCGCGTGTGTTTGTCTAAAGGCCAGGAGGTGCCAGGGGTGAACCTGTTAGGTACGGAGGTGTCGATTTCACGCGGAGCTTTTGAGATTTATCTTAGCGGGTGCAAGGCGCCTCATTGTGTGGGGTGCCATAATCCTGAATCCTGGGATTTCACCGCCGGGCGGCAGTTTACGGAGGATCTTCTGAAACAGCTTTTGGAGCGTCTAGACCGTGCCCGGCCTTTGATTAGGGAAGTGTGGATCTTAGGAGGGGAGCCGCTTGATCAGCCTATAGACTATCTGGAGTGGTTGTTGTCTGCGGTGCACGATGCGGGGTACCGTGTGGTTTTGTTTACCCGGCATGATCTGGACAAGGTTCCTCTACGAATTCGCAAGCATTTGTACATGGTCAAAACGGGGGGATATGTGAGAGAGTTGTCCAGCGATAACCATATTGAGTACGGTATTAAACTTGCGTCTACTAACCAACATTGTCACCTGCTGGGAGGTGATGGCCGTGTCTGATTCAAACATGTTGCGGAAAGCGTACGAACGTTTCCCGCCTATTAGCCAAGAGCTAATTGATGCGTTGGACCAGCTCTTTCCGGACCGTTGCCCAGAAGAGTCCTACTCTGACCGTAAGATTTGGATGGCCCGGGGTAGTGTAGAGGTTGTGCGCTTGTTAAAGCGGATAAAGGAAGCTCAAGATGCAACGTTGTTAGATCGGCAGATTCTATTATGATTGGAGGTTTTAGCATGTGTTTGTCAACCCCTAAGGTAGAAGTCCCGGCACCCCCGCCGCCTCCTCCTCCCCCTCCGGAGGCTGAGCCTAATGCGAGCCCCCGGGCGCCGGTTGATGCACGGGATGAAGAGCAGGTTCTTAAGAAGGCTCAGGGAAAACGTTCTCTCCGTATTGACTTGAATGTGCCTAGGTCAAGCGGGACGGGCTTGAATATTCCCCTGTAGGTGGTGCTGATGGTACAGGATGTTAAGGGGAAGGCGGAAAGCCGCTACCAAGAGTTGCGGCCTTTGCGGGAGCCTTATTTAAGAAAGGCAAGGGAGTGTGCCAAGGTCACGCTCCCTATGCTTTTTCCCCCGGACGGACATTCGGGGTCGACGTCTTATCCTACGCCGTTTCAAGCGCTGGGGGCGTATGGTGTTAACAATCTAGCCAGTAAGCTTTTGTTGACTCTTTTGCCGCCCACGCAGCCATGCTTTCGGTTAGAAGTGGATGAGTTGATCCTTAACCGAGAGAGCCCCCCAGAGAATTTCCGGGCGGAGCTTGAAGAGGCGTTTAGTGTAATTGAGCGGGCGGTTATGAAACGTATTGAGATGTCGGGGGACCGTGTTCCGCTTGGTGAGATGTTGCCCCATTTGTTAGTCGGAGGCAACGTTTTACTGTATAAGGATGCTACACAGGGACTGCGGGTGTTTCATTTAGACCGCTATGTAGTTAAGCGGGACCCTATGGGTAAGCCATTGGAGATCGTTGTCCATGAGGAGGTTGCTCCGGCGTCCCTTGACCCTGAGTTTTATGAGCGAATTAAGGAGCGCATAAAGGGCGAGGGAACCTCAATTGACCGGACCGTCAACATTTACACGTACGTATACCGAACGCCTAAAGAGTGGCGGGTTTACCAGGAGTGTTATGGTGAGGTTGTCCCTGAGTCGGAGGGCACGTATCCTTTGGATGCCTGTCCTTGGTTTCCGCTCAGAATGTTCCGGATCGATGGGGAGGATTATGGGAGGAGCTATGTTGAGCAGTACCTAGGGGACCTTCAATCTCTAGAAGGCCTGACACAGGCGATTCTGGAGGGCAGCGCGGCGGCTGCAAGGCTTTTGATTTTAGTGCGTCCTGGAGGAAGTACAGACGCGGATTCTTTGGCCAATACGCCTAATGGGGGTATTGTCGAAGGAAATGCGGATGATGTTTCGGTGTTCCAGCTTCAAAAGCAGGCGGATTTCCGGGTGACTTTAGAGACTATCCAGATGATCATGGACCGGTTATCCAGGGCCTTCCTGCTCAATTCGGCAGTTAGGCGGAACGCAGAGCGGGTTACTGCAGAGGAAATTCGGTACATGGCTGCAGAGTTGGAGGACGCCCTTGGCGGGGTCTATACCTTGCTTTCCCAGGAGTTTCAGCTGCCTTATATCAAGGTCCACCTAAAGATGTTGGAAAAGGAGGGACTTCTTCCTAAGCTTCCTGAAGGTGTAGTCAATCCCACCATTATAACAGGGGTGGATGCCCTCAGTAGGACCCATGACAGGAATAAGCTAGTAGGCTTCTTGCAGACTTTGGCGGCGGCGTTGACCCCCGAGCTTGCTATGCGCTTTATCAACCCTACTGAGGCTATTCGCCGGTTGGCGACGGCGGAGGGGATTGATACCAAGGGGCTTCTTCGCACTGAGGAAGAGCTTGCACAGGAACAGCAAGCTGCTCAGATGCAGGCGCTAGTTTCCCAGTTGGGGCCTGACGCTATGCGTCTTATAGGCCAGACTATGTTACAGAAAGGGGGCGGTATGGATGTCTCCCCGCAAGGCGAAGGCGCCCCAGCTTGAACAGGCGCCTACTATACAGCAGCCCCCTGAGGCTCCCATTAAGCCGGAGTCTGGGGGGTTTTCTGAAAAGAAGATTGAGCAGCGCGTAGAGATCCGGCTAGGCGACGGCACGTTAAGGGTTGACTTCTAGAATTGGAGGGTGGTCTTATGGCAGATACGGACAATGTAATTATTGTTAACGAGGGCGTGACGGGTCCCGAAGCTCCCCCTGACAAAGAAGAGCCTGAAAAGCTATGGGCTGGGAAGTTTAAATCCCAAGAAGAGCTAGAGGCCGCTTATCTAGAACTTCAGCGAAAGCTGGGCGAGAGGGCCCAGGATAAGCCTGAGGAGAGTCAGGATAAGGAGGACGCGCCCAATGACGAACCGCGATTTATCGTGGCCGGCAAAGACTTTACCGAGTATGCCCAGGCCTTTGCCCAGTATGGTCAGCTTGATGACGCGCATTACGCAGAGCTTGAGAAGGAAGGTGTACCGCGGGAGGTGGTGGACGCCTACATCGCGGGCATTACCTCTTCCAAGGGTGCCGCAAAGGAAGTCGTAGATTCGATTAAGGCGTACGTGGGCGGTGAAGAGAGTTTTCAGAGACTCGCTAATTGGGCAAGGGAGAGCCTCCCGAAGGAAGAGATTATGGCCTACAACAAGGCTATTGATACCGGGGACCCTGATATTATGCGTATGGCGGTTGAGCGGCTAAAGGCCCGATATGACGCCGTCTATGGGAAGGCTCCTAAGCTTGTTGCCGGGACACCGACTAACCCCTCGGGGGACGTCTTCCGTTCTACCGCTGAGGTGGTGGCTGCAATGAAGGACCCTCGATATTCTAAGGATCCTGCGTATAGGGCGGACGTGGAGGCTAAGTTGGCACGTTCAACCGTATTTTAATTCTGTCTACAGGCGGGGCCGTGTGGTCCCGCCTATCTCCTTATCTTTAGACGACATGCCTTTTTAGGCAGCCATTGTGTATTGGGGAGTTCAACAAGCAAGGCGATCATTGTGGGCCTGATGCGTCAGACACCCCTCAAGGGAGCGCGGGCTTGTTGGCTTTCTAGACCAAGCAGATAAGGAGAGGATATATTATGCCGAGCTATGCTGATGCTATAAGGACGTACCCTGGTGCGCTTAATAACGACATAGGGACGTACGAGAAGGACAATGCGCTGTTTCTCAAGGTCTTTGCTGGGGAGGTTTTGACTGCGTTTGAGGAGACGAACGTTTTTAAGCCTCTTCATCTGGTGCGGACCATAACCCATGGGAAGAGTGCCTCCTTCCCCGCTACCTGGAAGGCGACCGCCCGGTATCATACGCCGGGGACGCCCATATTGGGGAGCAACCAGATCAAGACTGGGGAGCGGGTCATAACGATTGACGACCTCCTGATAGCGGATGTATTCATTTACAACCTTGATGAGGCGAAGAACCATTACGATGTGCGCCAGATTTACTCCACGGAGCTGGGACGGGCCCTTGCACGGGCTTTCGATACCCGGCTGGGGCGTGTTGCGGTCCTCACCGCCAGGGCCTCGGCGACCATAACCGGGGCACCTGGAGGGACGCAGTTGAAGAACTCTAACTATCCGACGGACGGGGAGCTTTTGGCTAACGCTGCGTTCAATGTTCAGCAGATCTTCGATGAGAAGGATGTGCCGGAGAATGACCGGTACTTGGTGCTCCGGCCTGCTCAGTATTACCTACTGGCGCAGACCACCAAGGTGCTGAACAGGGATTGGGGAGGCAGTGGTGCGTACGCTGAAGGCTCTGTGCTCAAGGTTGCGGGGCTAACGATTATCAAGAGCAATCACTTGCCCAACGACAACTACGCAGGAACGGAGGGAGAGCGTAACAACTACGCCGGAGATTTTACGGATACTGTAGCGGTGGCTTTCCATAAGTCGGCTTTCGGTACGGTTAAGCTGATGGACCTGGCCTTGGAGCAGACCGGCCAGGATTTCAGGGTTATGTATCAGGGCGACATGATGGTGGCTAAGTATGCTATGGGCCATGGGATATTGCGGCCCGAGTGTGCGGTGGAGATTTCCAAGGCCGCGTCTTAATGAACTAGGGGGCTAGTTTTATAGCCCCCTTATTTGCTACATAGGGGGGCTATATATGGATCAGGCGTATATTAATCCAACTACGGAGTTAGATGCTATAAATACTATGTTGTCGGTGATCGGGGAAGCTCCTGTTAATAGCCTGGAGGGAGATCTTCCCGCTGATGCTGAGATGGCCAAACATATACTGGGAGAGGTTAGCCGGGAGGTCCAGGCTAAGGGATGGTATTTTAATACTGAATACGATTACCCCCTATCACCGAATGAGAACGGAGAGATCGTCTTACCCAATAATGCAGTTCATGTTGATATTAGCCTTGATTGGAATGGCGGGCTAGAGGCGGTGCCTCGGGGCCATCGTTTATATAATCTTATAGATCATAGCTTCATATTCACAGGCAAGGTGTATGTGGATATTGTGTTTTTGCTCCCGTTTGAGCAATTGCCGCAAACGGCCCGCCACTATATAACTATTCGGGCCGCGCGCAAGTTTCACGATCGTGTGGTGGGGAGCGGCACCCTTCACGATTTTGCAGTTAAGGACGAACTAGACGCATTAACAAGGTTACAGCACGAGGATTCCAGGCTAGCTGACCGCTCAATTTTTGGACGGAATATCCTTTCGGGGTGGAATGTTGCGCGGACAATCGGGAGGTTTCGATAGATGGGACTCGTAACGGGTAAGATTCCGAACCTGGTTAGTGGGGTGTCTCAGCAGCCGCCAGCTTTGCGGGCCTCTTCTCAGTGTGATGAGGCGGAAAACGCTGCGTTGTCCTTGGTGGAAGGCTTGAAGAAACGGGGCGGCACGCAGTTTAGGGCGCAGCTTTCTGGCATTGATGAAGAACACATTAAGGTGCACCTGATAAATCGGGATTTGACGGAGCGGTATGTTGTTGTACTGCTTAATGGCGATTTAAAAGTGTATGACATAAACGGTGTGGAGAAGGAGGTGCATTTCCCTCAAGGTAAGGCGTATTTGGCCAGCGCAAACCCTTCAGCTGATTTCAAGTTGGTGACGGTGGCAGATTATACCTTTGTTGTCAACAAGACCGTGACTGTACGGCTTGCGTCGCAAGTTACGCCGTCAAGGCCGGATGAGGCTTTGATCTGGATGAAATACGGGGGCGGCGCGAATGACATTTCCTTTAAGGTGATAATCGACGGTTCCGTGGTGTGCAGTTATTCAAATCCTGCAACCCAGCACGCAGGGGCGCAATTGTCCGCCCTATATACCAAGCTAACGGCGGCGCTTAATTCGGAGGTTTGGCAAGTGAGCCGGGATGCGGATGGAAATGAAAATAGGGTGTTGTGGTTGCGCC